TGAAGACAGAAAGCGCAGTTATGAAGCAATTCGTAACACGTCAACTAGCTTCTGAAGTATCTGAGTTACATGAAGATCAAAAGGCAATGGCTAGCAAGTTTGGTAAATTAGAACAATTCGTAGTAGAAGCTCTTGCTCAAGAAATTACAGAATTTTACAAAGACAAACAAGACTTGGCTCACACCAAAGTTCGTTTAGTTCGTGAAGGTCGCGAACAACTTAAGAAAGTTAAACACCAGTTTGTAGAACGTGCAGCAGGAATGGTTGATCGTGTTGTTAGTGAAAGCCTAAACGCTGAACTATCATCATTGAAAGAAGACATTGATGCCGCTCGTAGAAACGACTTCGGTCGTAAGTTATTCGAAGCTTTTGCTTCTGAATATCAAACTAGTTACCTTTCTGAGAAATCAGAAACTGCAAAATTACTCAAGGTCATAGACATGAAAGAGTTAGCAATTGCTGAAGCCGCGCAAGCTGCCGCAGACGCTGTTGCTCTAGTAGAAAGTAAACAAGCAGAAATTGTGTCTTTGAAAGAAGCACAGACAAGAAAACAAATCATGAGTGAATTACTTGCTCCTCTAAACACAGAGCAACGTGATATCATGGGTGAATTAATGGAGAGTGTAAAGACTACTAAACTTAACGAAAGTTTTGAGAAGTATCTTCCATCAGTTATTTCTGGTGGTAAAGCTCCGCAGAAGAAACAGGCACTAGTAGAGGCTAAAGAAATTACCGGAAACAAAGTTTCCAACAGCAACCGTAGCAGCGAGGTAGACAACAATATCGTTGATATCCGTCGCCTAGCTGGACTAAAATTTTAAGGAGAAATTAAATGTCAGAACTACTTAATGGCCGTTGGGCAGAAACTAAAGAAGCCCTATTAGAAGGCTTATCAGGCACTAAAAAATCAGTAATGGGTGTTACACTTGACAATACTCGCAAGTATTTGATGGAATCCCCAACTGCTGGTGCCACTTCTGCCGGCAACGTCGCAACACTAAATCGCGTGATTCTTCCAGTAATCCGTCGCGTTATGCCAACCGTTATCGCTAACGAGTTAGTTGGTGTACAACCAATGACTGGACCAGTTGGCCAAATCCATACTCTACGTGTTCGTTACGCAGACAATGGCAATGGCGTTGTAGCTGGTGAAGAGGCTCTAAGCCCATTCAAAATTGCTGAAAGTTACTCAGGTAACAACGCAGATCCAGCGAAAGCCGCTTCTACAGCAACTCTTGAAGGTGCTGCAGGTAAGCGTATGTCAATTCAGATCTTGAAACAGACTGTTGAAGCCAAGACACGTAAGTTAAGTGCTCGTTGGACTTTCGAAGCTGCACAAGATGCTCAAGCTCAGCAAGGTATTGATATCGAAGCTGAAGTTATGGCTGCATTGGCACAAGAAATCACAGCTGAAATCGACCAAGAAATTCTTGCTTCATTAGCAAGTTTAGCTGGTTCAGCAACAGAAGTTTATGACCAAGCAAACGTTAGCGGTACAGCTACATTCGTTGGTGACGAGCATGCCGCATTGGCAGTTCAAATCAACCGTGTATCTAACTTAATCGCTCAGCGTACACGTCGTGGTGCTGGTAACTGGGCAGTAGTAAGTCCATTTGCTTTAACCATTCTACAATCTGCTACTACAAGCGCATTTGCTCGTACAACAGAAGGTACATTCGAAGCTCCTACAAACACTAAGTTTGTTGGTACATTGAACTCAGCAATGAAGATCTATGTAAACAGCTACGCAAACGACAGTACAGACGTATTGATCGGTTACAAAGGTTCATCAGAGTCTGATGCGGCAGCATTCTATTGCCCATACATTCCATTGATGAGCAGTGGTGTTGTTTTAGATCCATCAACATTCGAACCAGTCGTATCATTCATGACACGTTATGGTTATGTTGAGTTATCAAATACAGCTTCTTCTTTAGGTAATGCAGCTGACTACCTAGGTAAAGTTGGTCTAAGCACAACTTACGGAAACGTTAAGTTTAGCTAATCAACATACCGAGAGGTTGTTTATTACAAAGGGCTCTTCGGAGCCCTTTCTCTTGATCAGATAAATACTTTGTATGACTTACACAGGGTAAGTTTTATGCGGAAATCCAACCGCGTACGGCCTAAAACGCCATTATTTCTTAAGGAGAAAACAAAATGGGACGTCCTCTAAATAAAAAATATTTCGCTAACACAAACTATCAAGACTTTGGTACAGCAAACGTTGGCGGTGAATCAGTTGCCAGCGTAGCAGTTACTGGTACATTTGATGGCAAAACACCAGGTACATATGATATTCCAGCAAGTGTAATTAGTGCTCCACAAATTACCGGTGGCGCAAAACCAACAATGACTTTAACATATGTGACTGCTAGTACCGCTACAGTTGCAGTTGTTACAGCAGGTTCTGGTTATACCGGCACAGTAACAATCAGTGGCGCAGCCCTACAAGCATTAGGTGGCGCAGGTACAGGTACTATTGTACTAACAGCAACAATGACTACTGGTGCTACTGCTCGTCAAAACGGTATTCTAGTCGAAGCACAAATTGGAGCAGGTAGTGAAGTTACTACAGGTGACATTATTAAACAGTCTAGCGCAAGACGTTATAAAGTTCAAACAAGTGACGGCATCGCAGTATGTAAGTTAGTTACTACATCAGATCTTGGCGAAAACGAAATGAGTATTACAGCTACTGACAGTGTAGGCGGAACTTACTTTGTTAAGAAACTAACAGCACATAAAGTTACACTTGTTCCTATTGACGGCACACAGTTTGACAGCGGTGAAACTGCTAAGTGGTCGTTCACTACAACAGTAGTAAACTCACAAGTTACTATTGCCAACCAATAATATAAGGGACTTCGGTCCCCTATTAAGGATAACACATGTCAAGAGTTTTAAAAGTTAGCAATAGTGATTATAGAATTAAAGTAAAAGACACTGGATCAATTACTTTAGATACTGGCACGGCTGTAGGCACGGTATACGTAACTGGTAACTTAGTTGTTAAAGGTGAAACGACCACAATTAATACTTCACAAACTACTATTGAAGATAGAATTATTACTTTAAACAAAAGTACTGACAATGATGCTCAAAATCTTGCTGCCGGTATTCTTGACATCGGCGGCCTCCGTCAGTCGGGTATTGAAATTAATCGAGGAACTAGTTCAAAAGCACAATTATTGTTTGATGAAAATGTAAGTCACTATGATCCAATATTAACAACTAGTATACCTGGAACGTTTATTATTAGAACAGCTGACGGAATTTTAAGCGGGTTACGCCTAGCAAGTATTAGTCCTCCGGATTCTTATGACATGGTGTTCGATATGAACAACAGTCTTACAAAATTAAAGATTGTTAATATTACTCCAGCTAACTATGTTTCGTTACTGGACAACACTATTCCGTTAAGCCCTGACACCCCTGAAGACAATTTTATTCCAAATAAAAAATACGTAACTAGTTATGTTTCTGCCACTGGCGGCACTGCTAACGTAGATAATTTTCACTATCTTAGCAACCCTAGTTCTACTAGAGGTCAAGCGTATTCTAATTATATCAAGTTTACAGTATTGAGTCAAGAGCGAGCAAAAATTACGCCAACTGGACTAGTAGTTGACAATATTACATTATATCAAGATACAATATCAAATACTAGCGCATTAAATAATCTAGTGTTAACTAGTACAACAAATCAAATTAATGTTGATTCTATTGTAAATCTTAAACAACAAGCAAGTGATCCTAGCTCAGTAAGTAGCTACGGATTAGTCTACGCAAAAGATCCGGGAACTGGCATCGGAACTCCGGGTAAAACAGGATTATACTTCGTAAATAGTTTAACATCAGATGAATTAATCAGTAAGAACAGAGCAGTATTGCTTAGTATCTTACTATAAGGAAAAATATTATGGCATTGACAGCAACAGCAATTACAGTAACAGCACTAACCAGCGGCGGCGGAGCAAATGGTACACCTATCTATACTAGTAGTGGCAATAATGCTATTACTAGTATGATTGCGTGTAACAATAGTACTGGCGCAATTAATCTTTCGTTGTTTGCTGTACCAAACGGAAAAACTGCTTACGCAAATCCAGAGTGTACTATTGTTAGTGTGTTATCAATCCCAGCTGGCGAAACTGTTAGCTTTGATCAAGAAAAATTAGTATTAGGTAACAACGATATAATTTGCGCAATAGCAAGTTCAACATATTCAGGAACAGGTATTAGCGTAGTAGTAAGCACATTACCGGTATAAGCTATGAGATTTTTAAAAACTTTAACACTAAATCGCAGATCAATATATGATCCTCGTGCGGCAGTAGATGTTAATAATACATTTACAGTGGCTACAACAACTGATATGATATTGCCTAAGAGTAATAGTTCATTAGCCGCGGTTCAAGTAGAAGGCATGATACGCTATAATACAACTACTTATGAAATTGAAGTGTTCTCAGGCAATCCAGCTAGTTGGAGAACCCTGCGATATAAAGAAGCAACTGGCATTGATAGAGAAACTTACGTCGGCGATAACGCTACTCAGGTGTATGGTCCGTTGGCACCACAGCCTCCGACTACTGTAGAGAATGGAAAAACTTGGACCGGTGATAATTTAATCGTTATAGTGGGTAACGTTTTTCAAACATGGAGTGATAATTACTTCATTAAAACTGGTGTACAACTTGGAGCACCTTACGACACAGGGCCTAACGCTGCCAAATTTTACATTCAATTTACATCAACAACTCCGGGATTACTAACTCCTATCGTTATACTACATGGGTTCGATCAATAATCGAATTTAATAAAATATGTCACAAATAGGTCGAATTGGCGGTCCGGTACTTTCAGCAGACTTGCTAAGGGACGGTAGCGATCTAGCATTTGAAACAGACTTATTATACCTCTCAGTTGCGGATTTATCTAATCCGTTAAAAACTGTTGGACTTGGTATTAATAACAACAGTCCAAGTCAAAAATTACAAATCACCGGCACTAGTCACTTTGCCAAATCAGATCCACTGTTCCCTACTGACTGGATAATTGATACGCAAGCTGACCTTGCTGATTTATCGTTCCTTACATACAAGATTCAAAATACAGTTGGTGGTACTGGGGGCAGAATTTTCATTCAGCCAGACCAATCTGTAGATCCAAAGATTGTAACAAATGAAATACGCACAGCAAAACTAAAATTAGTTAATTCAAGTATCAGCACTCTGCTTGCTGACGACAACATTGAAATTACTGCTAACGGCCTTGGCCAAACTCAATTTTATACAACCACTGTTAATATTAATGGCAACCTAGCAGTTACTGGAAATTTACAATGGGACGGCAACACTATTACTATTGGTAGTGATGATACTGATCGAGTAATTTTTAATGCGGATATTAATAGTAATATTCTTCCTGATGTTAATAACTTATATACCTTAGGATCAACAACTAAAAAGTGGAATACCGTATATTCAACCAATATTAATACGTTAACCTTAGAAGCAGCCGCATTAACACTTAATGGCATCGACATGTTGTTGCCCCAAGGTAACACTATCTATGTTAGTGTAAACGGTAATGATACTAACAATGGTGTACATCTACATAACACATATAGAACAGTAAAACATGCGTTAAGTCAAGCAGTTGCTGGAGATAATATTGTAGTATTTCCTGGAACGTACATTGAAGATTTTCCTTTAACTGTTCCACAAGGTGTATCAGTAACCGGCACAGGTATCCGTGCAGTTACAATATATCCGTCAAGCGGAACAAACAGCAATGATGCGTTTTTACTAAACGGTGAAACTACCGTATCGCATTTAACAGTTGGCAGTTTTTTTTACAACAGTGTAAATGATACGGGTTACGGATTTAGATTAGCACCAAATTGTTTAGTAACAACTCGCAGTCCGTATGTTCAGAATATTTCAATTTTAAACAAAGGAACAGCAATTGACCTTCGAGATACAATTGATGGAGGTGAATTGGCAACCATAATTTTTGATCTTATTCTAGACGGTGGTGAAGTTCTTCCAGGATATATTGACAGCATTAATGGTGGCTTTGCTAATATTGATCCTGCTTTAGGATTTGCGTCAGGCGATGCTGGCCGCGGAGCACTAGTCGACGGATCAACAGTACATCCTGACAGTAAAGAAGCATCAATACTATTCCACAGCGTAACATTTATTGTACCAAACGCAAATGGGGTTACTGCCACTAACGGCGCAAGAGTAGAGTGGTTAAATTCGTTTACTTACTTTGCTAACAGGGGCATATATCTAACCGAAGGCACCGCAGGCTTTGCTAGTCTAAACACCCGCTTTGGCGCTGAGTTTCGAAGCATTGGCTCAGCAAACGTATATGGCACTTTTGGTGCAGTGGCAGATGGTGCTAGCACATTAGGGTACTTAGTTGGGCATAATTTTGCGTATATTGGCACAGGCGCTGATAGTCAGAACGATTACGATTTGGTTATACAGGCGAACGAAGTAGTTGCGATCAACGGCGGCCAATTGTACTATGATAGTATGGATCACAAAGGCGATTATCGTATTGGTGATATATTTTATGTAAATCAACAAACTGGCGCAATAACATTTAACGCACAAGCATTAGATTTTTCCGCAGGCGGCAGTATTGTTCTTGAAGGTGCCAGTGGACGAACAGAGATTACCGCTCAGTTAATATCAACAGGCAATATTGTAATACACGATAATAATATTGACTCAGTATTAGGCCCAGTTAATTTTTTAGCACAAACAGGCGTTACTACGTTAAACACTGATGTTACAGTAACTGGTTCATTAGGCGTAAGCGGAGATGTGTTAGTTAAAGGTAATGTATATCTAGGCAACGATCCGCTAGACACGGTAAGTGTTATTCCGTTATTAACTCAAACAATTAAACCTAATCTACATAATACATTTACATTAGGTACCGGCGGAGTTACGCCTAAAGTATGGAATACTGCGTATTTAACTTCTGTAAATGTTGATAACGTTACACAGTTAGCATCTAATACAATTACTACTCTTACCACTGACACTAACTTACAGTTAGTCGCATCTGGCACTGGAGTTATATCAGCGCCGTTAAAATCTGTAGACATTACAAACAATTTACAAGTTACTGGAACTACCACAGTTAACGGTATTACTAGCTTAAAGAATACAATAATCCGTAGCGAAACGTTAATACCAACTACTACACAGGTTAATCAAAACTTATCAGGCACAAGTGGCCCGACTGGATTTTTCTTCTACGGTTGGCAAATACTAAATCCTGGACAAACAGTACCTACGTTTGGTGTAATTCAACCGGGATGGACTGTGGTTGGGCAACCTACTTGGGTAGTCAGCACTGTAGGCGACGGCGTTACTAACTATGATATTACCATAACAGGTGGATCTTTTGCGTCAGGTGGCACATATTCGTTCACTGGTGATATTTTAACTTACGGTCCAAAAACATTAACACAAACTGGTAATTTGTTACAAACTGGCAGTACTAGTATCACTGGTAATATTACTAGTGTTAACAACATTACTGGGTATGATTACCTACAATCTTCACGCATTCAGATTAGCGGAAATTACATTAGTGCTATTGATTTAGACGCAGACATTAACTTTACAGCAGGTGGAAGTAATGGTGTTATACTTGATAGTCGTCTTAAAATCACTGACAACACCATTAGCAACGTATGGAGCGGAGCGACTACTAACGCACAAAAGAGTATATATTTTACTCCTAACGGCACTGGTAATGTAGTTATTAATTCTACAAAAGCAATACAGTTACCGACAAGTAATGACTCAAATAGGGTGTTAACAGCATTAGGTGAAGTTAGATTAAATTCAACAACATTAGTATTTGAAGGTAAAATTGCTGGCGGAATTATTCCTCTAAAAGGCATTTACGATTCTGATAGAAATACATATATAACGCCTGAACTAACGGTTGGCGCAAATGATAATACTTTAAGATTTTTTAACAACGGCACTCTTACTACTAGAATTAATACTACTGCCTTGTTGAATAATCTAATTCATATTGACAATATTCAACTAAGTGGAAATACTGTTAATAATCNTATCACAGGCGATGATCTAATATTTGCTCCTAACACTACCGGCGCAATCAATTTAAATAATCTATCGTTTCCAGAAAATACTATTAGAAACAATACAAACGGCGCCCTAACATTTAACAGCACCGGTGTTGGTTATGTAAAATTTGGCGGCACTTATGGTGTTGTAATTCCTACAGGAACAGGTAACCCTGCGTATGCTCCAGGCACTCCAGAAAATCAAAGACCAGTGACCGCAGAAATTGGTGAAGTGCGACATAACACTTCATTAAACTATATGGAAGTGTATAACGGTACAATCTGGATCCCTGCTGTAGGCACACTAGGCGCCGCACCGCTTGGCGAAGTCCTTGACATTATGGACTTCTGGAGCCTCATCCTCGGCTAAAAGCCAAAATCCACTAAATACTATTACTGTAAGAGTTGACCAAACTTTTACGATATTCGACTGTGGTAAACCCGCAATGCAAGGTGGTTATCCGTGAAACTCGGTGTATAAAGGAGCGCATATGGCTGTTGGTCGCATTTCAGGTCCGCTCTTAAAGTCCAATCTTCTTCGTGACGGAGTTGATTTAGCCTTTGAGACAGACCTACTCTATCTTGATGTTATTAATGGCCGCGTTGGTATAAACACTGGCACACCTGACTACGATTTAGACGTCAACGGAACAGTCCGCTCAACAAATGCTATAGTAGATACACAAACAACAATTGCTACTTTTACAGTAAGCGGCAATACAATAGCAAGTTCAAACTCAACTATTAACTTAGAACCAAGCGGAGCAAACGCTGTAGTTTATCAAGGTAAACTTCAAGTTAATAGTAACTTACAACTAACATCTAACGCAATTAGTACAACAGTTACCGATGCTGATTTAGCATTTAATACGCTAGGCACGGGTCAAGTAAATATTAACAGCAATACATTTATTGACGGTAATTTACACGTAACTGGTAATTTACAAGTTGACGGCGACTCTGCCGGACAGATTACAATTGGTGATGCTAATACAGACGCCGTTGATTTCAAAGCTGATGTTGCTAGTAACATTATTCCAGACAATCAATCTCCGTTATATACTCCGCTTTATAATTTAGGATCTACTTCTAAACGATGGGCAAATGTTTATACTACTGATATTCAGTCTACTAGCATTACTACTGCTGGCATTACAATTAATGGAATTAATTTAGAATTACCACAGGGCAATATCTATTATGTTGCTACTACAGGTAGCAACTCTAACGCAGGTGAACACGAAAATAATCCGGTACTTACTCTAAAATATGCGTTAAGTTTAGCAGGCACTGGCGACACTGTTTATATCTATCCTGGTGTATATACTGAAATATTTCCCTTAACTATTCCTGCTGGAGTAGCAGTTAAAGGCTCTGGAATCCGCGCTGTTACTATTCAACCTACTGTCGGAACGGTTGATAAAGATGCGTTCTTACTCAACGGCGAAACTACTATTGAAGATTTAACTGTTACTGGATTTAGATACAACGGTACAAATGATACCGGATATGGCTTCCGTTTTGCTACAGGATTTACAGTATCTACTCGTAGTCCCTACATTAAAAATATAACAGTATTAACTCGCGGTAGCGTGACAAGTCCAAGTGACCCGTATGGATTTGATCAAAATGACGCAGGTAAAGGGGTGTTTGCTGATGGTAGCGTAGCAACTGTTTTAAGTAAAGAAGCTAGTATACTATTCCACAGCGTTACATTTTTTACACCTAATCAAGAAACAGTTACAGCAACAAACGGTGTGCGCATCGAGTGGTTAAACTCATTTAGTTATTTTGCTGACAAAGGATTTAATTTATATTCAAGTGCTTCAGGGTTTGCCGGCGCAGGGTTAACACGACTACGTATTAATACTCGTGTTGGTACTTGGGCTGTTGGAAATACCTTAAGTTATTATGATACTGACGGTACAACACTTTTAGCCAGCGGCGTTATTGACAGTATTGACAGCAATTATGTTAATCTTACTGGGCGGTGTTTAGGCTTTGAAACATTAACAGACCGTATTGGCAAAACAGTATACCCGCAAGGCGATGCTAAGTTATCAACCGCACAGAAGAAATTTGGAACAGCAAGTTTAGTTTTAGATGGTGACGGCGACTATATTACTATAACGTCGCAACCAGATTTTGAATATGGTACTGGAGATTTTACCTTTGAGTTCTTTTGGAGGCCAACTGCTCTCGGAACTCAACAAATTTTATTAGACTGTAGAACTGCCAGTAACGATACAGCATTGTATTTAGAAATGAATACTGCTGGTAATATTCGATTATTTGTTAGCAACGCATATCGAATAACATCATCAGTAGCTTGTACAGCAGGCACATTTAATCACATAGCACTATTTAGAGTCGGTGGCGTCACTAAATTAGCAGTCAACGGGACGCTAACACCAACAACGTGGACAGACTCTACTAACTATCCAGCACGACCATTTAGAATGGGGGCTAGCTGGACCGGCGGAGCACCGAGTACAGGATACATTGATGAAGTTCGCGTGGTCAAAGGTGTAGCAAAATACACAACTTCAGTGACAGTTCCGACAAGCACATTGTTTAGTGACTTAGATACTGTAGTGTTATTACATTTTAATGGTACAAACAATAGTACAACATTTTTTGATGATGGCAATACGTATCAAGATTTAAGAACAAGCGACGGCGGAACAGCAACTATTATCAACTTTGCTGACTACGGCGACTTTGGAGTTGAAGTTCGATCAATTGGTTCAGCAAGTATCTATGGCGATTATGGTGTGTACGGTGACGGTATCGGAGTTATTGGCTATTTTGTAAGCCATAACGTTGCGTATGTAGGTGCTGGAAAATTAATAACTAACGATCCTAATGATCGAATTGCCGCTAACGAATTTGTACAATTAAACGGCGCAAAGATTTATCATACTGCGGTAGATAACGAAGGTAATTTTACAGTCGGTGATGGGTTTTCCGTTAATCAAAAAACAGGCGAAGTAGTATTCAACGGACAGCTTTTAACAATTACCAGTGCTACCGGTGTAATATTTACTGACGGTGTATATACTACAACAATTACTCCGTCAGATATCACAACTGGCAATATTAGAATTCACGATAATAATATTGACAGCTTAACTGGCGACATTATTGTAACGGCTGCCAGTGGCGCAATTAATTTACAAAATAATACTTTTGTTACAGGTAACTTAGACGTAACTGGTGATATAAATATTGGCGGCAATATACAAATTGGTGATCAGACCACTGACACTATTAGTTTTGTTGCCGGAATTAATAGTAACCTTGTACCTGCTACAACAGCATTTTATGATTTAGGTACTCCCAGCCTACGCTGGAACAACGCATATCTAAGCAGATTAGAAGTTGACGGCCTAGTTATTGACAGTAACACAATTAGCACCACTATTGGTAATGATAATTTAACCTTGTCAGCAAACGGCACTGGAAAGATTGTTGTTCCAAGTAATGATGTTGAGTTTGATCAAAACTTAACTGTTGGCAATGATTTAACAGTTACTACAGGAACAACCTACTTAAAAGATACTACAGTAGTTGGCACTATTACACAAACTGGCGATATTATTCAAACTGGTAATTTTACTTCTAGTGGCGATTTAGATATTACTGGACATATTACTAGTACTGGGTATTTGCAATTACCGCAAGTAAGAATTGAAAATAACGTAGTATCGACAACTGGAACAGATTTACAATTACAAGCTAATGGGTTAGGTAATGTAGTAATTGAAAATATCAAAGTTAGTGATAATAATATTCAAAGTATTTCTACTAACAGCGACATTATTCTTACTCCGCAAGGCACTGGCAATGTAATTATTAATAACACACAAAGTTTACAAATTCCAGTAGGTAACGGAACATCAGAAAGACCAGGCACACCGAATAGTGGTATGTTACGATTTAATACGGATTTAAATCGTTACGAAGGGTACAACGGTAGTTATTGGCAAACACTAAGCGGTGTTGAAGATACTGACGGCAACACAAAGATCATTGCTGAGGCAACTCCGGGCGCAAACGATAATACCTTATATTTTTATGCCGACGGCAGCTTAATGGTAACTATTGATAGTACTAAGTTGTTTGCTGAAAGAATTCAAACAAGCAATATAGATTTAAATGGCAGTACAATTACTAGTATTACCTCAGGGACAGATTTAAATTTAACAGCAACAGGAACTGGTGGTGTTAGATTAGGAAATTTAAGAATTTATAATAATTCTATTACTAACGTAGCAACAAATGCCGTTACAGAATTTACCAGCACTGGAACAGGGTATGTAAAATTTGCTGGAACAAACGGAGTAGTGATACCATCTGGCAACGGTTCTCTTGATCGACCACTTACTACTGAAATAGGTATGACTAGATTTAATACCACTGGACAACTTGTTGAAGTATTTGACGGTGTTACTTGGACTAGCGTAGCAGGTGCGTCTGGCGGTGTTACAACCATTGAAGCCAACAGCCTTGGAATCGCATCAGCATTGATATTTGGATAATAAATTATGGCAAACTTTTTTAGAACAACAGTAAGTAAAAACATTGGAACAACTCCTGTAGATTTAGTTGCAGGGGCTGCAAGTAGATTTACAATCATCGGTTGTAATCTCGCAAACACAAAAGATGAGGATGTGATTGTTGATATTAAAATAATAGACGACACCGCCGTTGAAGGGTATTACGTTAAACAATTAGTAATTGCGCCTTATACTAGTGCTAAAGTAGTAACTAATGGTGAGAAAATTATTCTTGCTGAAAATTGTACACTACGTATTGTTAGTGATACCGCAGCCAGCGTTGACGCAGTCATCAGCTATGCTGAGATTATATAAAGGAGATTAACATGGCAGATAATTATGAATTTGGAAGATCAGCAGACGACTTACTTGGCGGATCACCAAAATATTTTTACGCATTACGTAGAACTGACGACGGAGAAGTATATTTTGTTCGAGTCAATCAACTGAGCAGAGAAGATAGCGTACAAATTAACAACGACGGCACTGTTGACGGTGACTATCTTGAGTTTGAAGTAGGTGTAGATTTTTTTGAAGGACGCGATGTTACCCACGAATTGACATATGATAATTTAAAATATGAGCAAATGCGTTGGGACAACAGAAATTTATACTATTATATTGATGCGAACGGGCAATTGTGTGTAAGAACCGATACAAAATATCCGTACCCAGCCGGCATATAAATACACTAAGTTAAAAATATTGAGGTAGAAAATGGCAGAATTTAAATTAAACAGAATTAGATTTACTTGGAAATCAGACTGGGCAACCGCCACCGTCTATACTAAAGACGACATCGTTCGATACAGCGGAAAATCTTATGTATGTTTAGTAGGGCATACTTCCTCAGCTGATTTTAATACTGATTTAGAATTTATTAATACTGCGACGCAACCAGACCTTGCTGATCCAAAATGGGTATTATGGTTTGACGGATATGAGTGGAAGGGTGACTGGCAACGTAGTACGTTTTATGATCTAGGTGATTATGTTAGATATAACGGAATAGTTTATATCTGTAACGACAGCCATACTAGCGCATCAACAGTAGCACTAGGGCTAGAAATTGATCAAGGCAAGTGGACAGCTTATGCTATTTCTGAAAATTGGACAACTGATTGGACAACATCCCGTAGATATAAATTAAATGATCTTGTGCGCTATAGTGGTAGAATTTATAAATGTATAAATGGTCACACCAGCGCGGCGACATCTACGTTAGGATTAGAAGCAGACAGTGGTAACTGGACTTTACTAAGTTACGGATACGAGTGGAAGACCGACTGGGCTATTAGTACTAGATACAAAATTGGCGACATTGTTAGATATGGCGGAATTGTATATACTTGTACACTAAATCATACATCTGCTGCCACCCTTGCTACCGGGATTGATCCTGATATTAGTAAGTGGAGTGTATTACACAACGGTATAGAATACAAAACATACTGGACCGCAAGTACTCGATATAAATTAAATGACATTGTAAAATATGGTGCTGATCTATATATTTGTGTAACTTCACATACATCTGACATTGGATTTGACACTAATAACTTTTCTGTGTGGCTACCAGGATTAGAATTTGTTAACGCATGGGACGCTACAGTCTATTATATCAAAGGCGACATAGTTACCTATGGTGGTTACCAATACACTAGTAATACTACAAACAATATTGCAAATATTCCCTCAACAAGCACAGCAAATTGGACTCTACTTGTAAAGAATTATAATATTTGTAATGAATGGAACGCCGGTGTTGCGTATAGAACTGGCGACCTAGTAAGACGTGGCGGCTATTTGTATGTTGCGGTTGCCGACAGTATAAATCAAGACACATTAAATAATGCCACGTTCTGGGAAATTGTTATTCCAAGTATGAAGTGGATGAATCGTTGGGTAATTAGTACAACGTTCACTATCGGCGATGTGGTAACGTATTATTCAACAGCATACATTTGTACAAACACTCACCTGTCAGCACTTCCGCCTACAACTCCTAATGGTAACTGGGACATCTATATTAGAGGCGAGCAGTTTGAAACTTTGCAATCACAAGGTGATATACAATCGTTTGATCAGGGTGTTCCGGCTGCTATTCCAATTGGCGTAGACGGCGCTTTATTAAAAGCAAAAATTTCGTCAAGCACTTCACTATCTGTCCCAGCATGGGACAGTTGGGGGATCATTGGAAAAGTTTATTATGTCTCCCCAACAGGAACCGACCGACCAGATTACGGATTAACAATTCAAACAGCATGGAAAACGGTCAAGTATGCGTGTGAGCAGGGCGGCGGCTCTCCGGCTCCTGGTGAGCCAAACGGTCCACTAGTGGGCCCGGCAACTATTAATATTAAAACTGGTACTTACAATGAAACACTACCGATTAAAATTCCAGCAGGTGTTGCCTTAGTAGGTGACGAGTTACGAGGCACAGTTATTCAACCAGCAGTTATTATTAATTGTGTTGCTACAGCCTCAAGTTCGACTACTAATAGAATCACTGTAAATACCACAGTTGGAATTACACCAAATATAAACATACAAGTAGTAACGCCTACAATTATTACCACAGCCACATCAACATCGGCAGCTGGTAATAAAATTACGTTAGGCTTTACTATTGGAGCATATATTAATATGCCAGTAGTGTTTACTGGTCCATCGTCTTTTGGAAATATTGTAGCAGGAACAACGTACTATATACAATCATACGATTCTGTAACTGCAACAATCACAGTAAGTGCCGCGTACGGCAGCTCAATAATTGTTACTCAAATTGACGCCGCAGGCGCAATGACAGCAACGCTTGGCGGATTTGCAGGTCTTGACTCCGGACGAACATATTATGTAATCGGCTCGTCAATCACACCGACAACATTTCAAGTATCATTTACCTCAAATGGTACTATTCCACTAACCTTAACAGATACTGTAGATCAATCAGCGGCAATATACGGCGGTGACGCAATTAAAGATATGTTTTACGTTCGTAACGCTTGCGGAATTCGCAATATGACGTTAACTGGGTTACTTGGCGGATTAGGCCCCGCAAATTCATACGGTTCTAAGCGACCAACCGGCGGCGCATATACGTCATTAGATCCAGGAACTGGTCCAGATGACGCATCGGTACACATTATTACCAAGTCACCGTACACTCAAAACGTTACATTATTTGGAAAAGGATGCGTTGGATTAAAGATTGATGGAACTTTACATAACGGTGGAAATAGATCTATTGTTGCTAACGATTATACTACACTGATTAGCGAAGGCATTGGTGTGTGGTGTACCGGCCCGTCTTCACTAACAGAATTAGTATCGGTGTTTGCCTACTATAGTCACTGCGGGTATCTAGCAGAAAACGGTGGAAGAATCCGTGCTACTAACGGAAATACATCTTATGGGGATTACGGATGCGTGGCTGAAGGATTTGACCTTACTGAAGTTCCTATTACTGGCACTGTTAATAATAGAAATCAACACGCTCAGATAGCATCAGCATTTATTGGAGAGGCCACTAATAAGCTTCTTAAATTAGAATTTAGCAATGCTGGTCAAAATTATACAGGCGCATCGTTTGCGTTTACAGGTGCGGGTACAGGTGCTAGTGTAATTGCTGACGAATTTAGAGATAACGGTATTTTTGAATCTCGAATTTTAGGATCAGATTTTGAAGCAGGCGGAAGCGGATATTTAACTTCTGGCAACCAGGCCCAGGCCGGTGATACTCAAACAATTACAATTGCGTCAAATGATCAAAATACGTTTGACGAATATTACGGCATGCGAGTAATTATTACCAGCGGTACTGGAGTTGGACAATACGGATATATTGCGTATTACGATGCTGTAGGTAAAATAGTTACAGTAGCAAAAGAAGGTACTACTGCGCTAACATCTTCAGCAACTTCTGCTACAAATAACATAATTTCAGTCCAAGACGCAACGTTATTCCCAATAGGCACCGCAGTAGTGATGGTTCCAAACCAACAGAACACTACAGGATTTTTAACGTCAAGGACTGTTGTTAACATATCAGCTGGATATATTATAGGAACTACGTTATATGTCGTTTCAGTAACAAGTGGAGCAATCGCTGTAGGAATGGTGTTATCCGGATCAACTATTCTTGGGAACACTAGAATTGAAGCAAATATTTCAGGCTTTAGTGCCAACAGTACTTGGAGAGTTAGCATTGGGCAAACAGTCGGAACAGTACTAGCACCAGTTGCTATTACAGGAGTTAACAATTTAGTATCGTTAACATCAACTGCTAACATGTATGTTGGAGAGCTAATTGTGTTTAGCGGGT